ATGAGACTGTCGTTTCGTCTGCCGTGGCGTGGCCCGGCGGAAAGATCACCCGTGTCCGCAAATACGGTGAGCGATACCAAGGGAGCTGTAGGCTCTGGCGGGCTGTCGCTGATCGCGGCGGAGGCGGCTGCGCACTGGACGGGCCGTTCCTACGGGGCGCTTGCCCGAGAAGGCTTCATGCGGAACCCCGTCGCTCACCGCACGGTGCGGCTGGTGGCGGAGGCGGCTGCCGCGATCCCCTGGCTTGCCTATGACGACGGCCGCGAACTGACCGATCATCCGGTTCTGGCGCTGATCGCCCGGCCGAACCCGCGCATGGGCGGCCCGGACTTCATGGAAGCGCTCTACGGCCACCTGCTGCTCTCGGGCAATGCCTATGTCGAGCCGCTGGCGCTCGGCGAGCGGCCGGCTGAACTGCACCTGCTGCGGCCCGACCGGGTGAGCGTGGTGACGGGCGCGGACGGCTGGCCGGAAGCCTATGACTACCGGGCTGACGTTGGCAGGCGGCGCATTGCTGCCGGCCGTGACGGGGAGGGGCTGCTGCATCTCAAGCTCTTCCACCCGCTCGATGACCAGACGGGGTTCCCGCCGCTTGCCGCAGCCCAGGTCGCGCTCGACCTGCACAATGCTTCGGGGCGCTGGAACAAGGCGCTGCTCGACAATTCCGCCCGGCCTTCCGGGGCGCTGGTCTACCAGCCGAAGGAGGGCGGCAACCTTTCCGCCGACCAGTATGAGCGGCTGAAGCAGGAGCTGGACGAGGGTTATTCCGGACCCATGCGGGCCGGTCGTCCGCTGCTGCTGGAGGGCGGGCTCGACTGGAAGTCGATGGGGCTCTCGCCGAAGGACATGGATTTCGTCGAGGCGAGGAACGGGGCCGCCCGCGACATCGCGCTTGCCTTCGGCGTGCCGCCCATGCAGCTCGGCATTCCCGGCGACAATACCTATGCCAATTATCAGGAGGCCAACCGCGCCTTCTACCGTTTGACCGTGCTGCCGCTGGTCACACGCACCGCCGCGCGGTTTTCGGCATTCCTTTCAGGACTTTACCGGACGCCGTTGAATCTCGTTCCCGATCTCGATCAGGTGGCTGGACTTGCCGCCGAGCGCGATGCGCTGTGGGCGCGCGTGGGGGCGGCGGACTTCCTGTCCGAGGAAGAAAAACGCGAGGCCGTGGGATACTGAGGCCCAATACCGGGTGGATTTTGCCTCCGGCTGAATCAGAAGGTGAACGGCTTAAAGCACTGCATGGGGACGCGGAATCGGAGTGTGAGGTTCTGCCTCCAAGCGATTCTTTCGACTCGAAAAAACCGCTCCGCTTAAAGCGCCGCGTGAAGGCGCTTCCGTTCGTTCCATGGACGGGGAGGGAGGAGACCGGCCGCCGCCATCGTAAGACGAAATCCTGGCGGGATCGTGCGGCCGGTCGGAATTTATCCTAGCTGCGAGAGATTAAAAATGACTGACTTCAGCCACGACGGCGGCGTTTCCGCCGCCCGCCTGATCGGCGCGGTCGCGGGCTCGGCGATCTCGCTCGTCTATCTCCTGCCCAGGGGAAATCGCGAGGCGGCGACCCGCTTTCTGACTGGCGTTGCCTGCGGCCTGATCTTCGGCGGCCCGGTGGGGCTGTGGCTGGTGCGCAAGCTCGACGTGGCCGCAAGCCTGTCGCCGCAGGAAACGATGCTGGCGGGGGCGGCGGCCGCGAGCCTTTCGGCCTGGTGGGCGCTCGGCGTGCTGGCGCGCCTTGCCCAGCGCTATGGCGGGCGGCCGCCCGAAACCTGACCGCAATCCGGCAGGCAGACCATTTGCCGACTGCCTCTTGGGGCGGCAGCGCCTCATTCACTGCCGTCATCCCGGCCTTGAGCCGGGATCCAGTGCGATCAAGTCCTTAATCGCAAGAGAGTCTTTCGCGCGATGGACACCGCGCTGCTGGATGCCGGAACAAGTCCGGCATGACGGGGAGGAGTGGACCCGCTCTCAAGGCCGAACTTTGTCAGCAACCTGGCCCCTCTCCGACAGGGGAGACACCTCATCCGCGGCCGGACCAAACACATCATTCCATGACGAGGAGTAGGACGATGACGCCGAAGCGCGAACCGCCTTCGCTGACCCATACCCGCGCCAACCTCACGCTGAAGGGCGTTTCCGGCGACGGCAGTTTTTCCGGCTATGCCAGCCTGTTCGGCGAGGTGGACCTCGGCCGCGACACGATCGTGTCAGGGGCCTTTTCGAAATCGCTGAAGGCGCGCGGTGCCCCCGGTGTGCGGATGCTCTTCCAGCACGATCCGGCCGAACCGATCGGCACCTGGAAGGTGATCCGAGAGGACGAGCGCGGCCTCTATGTCGAGGGCGTGCTTTCGCCCGGCGTGGCGCGTGCCCGCGAGGTGTATGCGCTGATGAAATCCGGCGCGCTGGATGGGCTTTCCATCGGTTTCCGCACGGTGCGCGCCCGCTCCGACAAGGCAAGCGGCGTCCGCCGCATCCTCGAGGCCGACCTCTGGGAGATCTCGGTGGTGACCTTCCCCATGCTGCCGGCGGCACGGGTCTCGAACGTGAAACATGCGCGGTTCTACCGCGACAGGGAAACCGAGCTCGTCCGCGCCATGCGCCGGGCAGCACGGGCAATGGCGACGAATGTCTTCAGGAAAGGATGACGAGAATGGAAAACATGCATGACAAGCAGCCGGCAAAGCGCGGCCGGACTCCGAAAGTGGCCCCGGAAGTGGCCCCGGAAGTGAAGGCCGTGCCGGACGGCGTGACGGCGGCTTTCGAGGACTTCATGGGCGCTTTCGAGGCGTTCAAGGAGGTCAACGACCGCAGGCTTGCGGAAATCGAGGAAAAGCTCGTGTCCGACGTCGTGACCCGCGACAAGGTGGAGCGCATCAACAAGGCGATGGACGACCAGAGCCGGATGATCGACGAGATGCTGCTGAAGAAGATGCGTCCGTCGCTTTCCCGCGGCGGGGCGGGCGAGATCGAGGCGGCCGAACACAAGGCCGCTTTCGACGCCTACATCCGTCGCGGCGACGAAAGCGGCCTGCGCGAACTCGAAGCCAAGGCGATGAGCGCCGGCACGCCCGCCGATGGCGGCTATCTGGTGCCGCCGGAAACCGACAGCGAGATCGGCCGCCGGCTGTCCGTCGTCTCGCCGGTGCGTGCGCTGGCGACTGTCAGGCAGGTCTCGGGTTCGGTGCTGAAAAAGCCATTCTCGCCTGCCGGCATGACGGCGGGCTGGGTGTCGGAGACCGCGGCGCGGCCGCAGACGGGAACGGCCCAGCTTGCCGAACTCTCCTTCCCGACCATGGAGCTTTACGCCATGCCGGCCGCAAGCCAGGCGCTGCTCGACGATGCGGCCGTCGATATCGAGGCTTGGATTGCCGGTGAGGTGGACATCGCCTTTGCCGAGCAGGAAGGCACGGCTTTCGTGAGCGGCGACGGCGTGAACAAGCCGAAGGGGCTGCTTTCCTACGATCAGGTGGCCGATGGCGTCTGGGAATGGGGCAAGATCGGCTATGTGGCGACGGGGGCCGCGGGCGCATTTTCCGCCGCCGGTGCCTCGGACGTGCTGGTCGATGTGGTCTATGCCCTGAAGGCCGGTCATCGCCAGAATGCGAGCTTCCTGATGAGCCGCAAGACGCAGGGGCAGATCCGCAAGTTCAAGGATGCCGACGGCAACTACATCTGGCAGCCGCCGGCCAAGGCGGGCGATCCAGCCTCGCTGATGGGCTTTCCGGTGGCCGAGGCCGAGGACATGCCGGCGATTGCCGCCGACGCGACCTCGATCGCCTTCGGTGACTTCCGCGCCGGCTACCTCGTGGTCGACCGGGTAGGCGTCCGCGTACTGCGCGACCCCTATTCGGCCAAGCCCTACGTGCTGTTCTACACCACCAAACGTGTCGGCGGCGGGGTGCAGAACTTCGAGGCGATCAAGCTGTTGAAGTTCTCGGCGAATTGATGACGCGGGTGGGGCGCTAACAGCGTTCGCGCCTCATCCTCAACCGCCGTCCTTCCGCCTCACTCCGTAAACGTGGAGGGGGAATGGATGCCGTGTGGCACTCCTAACCCTCCACTTTGTGGGGAGGGGGCCGCAGGACGCAGGCGGGAGGGGTTTTTGTGTTTGGCCAAGCGCCTCCTCAACCCCTCCCCACAAGGGGAGGGGCTCGACGCACCGTGCCATGCCGCAGCCTTCGGCGGATGACCGCCCATACCACCCAACAGGAGACATTCATGACCTATATCCCGACCGCGCCGCCCGCGGGCGAGCCGGTGACGCTGGCCGAGGCGAAGGCGCATCTCAGGGTCGATATCGACGACGAGGATGCGCTGATCGCGGGGCTGATTACGGTGGCCCGCGAACATCTGGAACGCGAGACCGGTCTTGCGCTGATGACGCAAGGGTTCCGGCTGGCGCTCGACCGCTGGCCTGACGACGGCGTAATCCGCATCGAGCGCGGCCCTGTCCGCTCAATCGAGAGCGTGACCGTCTATGACGAGGCGGGGGAGCCGTCCCTCGTGTCGCTCGACGATCACCTGCTGGAGGGCAACAGCCGACCGGCGCGGCTGTGGCTGCGCGAGACGCCCGCACCGGGCCGCGCGATGAACGGCATCGAGATCGATTTTATCGCGGGCTTTGGCGATACCGGCGCGGACGTGCCCGGCACGCTGAAACGGGCGATGCTTTCCCATGTGGCGCTGATGTTTTCCGTGCGCGGCGCGGTTTCGCTGGAGGACCAGCCGGCAGCGATGCCGGCGGGCTACGAACGGCTGATTGCGCCCTATTGCCGGCGGAGGCTCTGACCATGGGGATTGCGGATTTCGACCCCGGCCGGCTCAGCGCCCGGCTGCTGCTGGAGCGTCCCGTGCCGGTTTCCGACGGGCAGGGCGGGGCTGCCGAAGATTTCGAGGCGGTTGCCAGCGTCTGGGCGCTGGTGACGCCGCTGGCCGCGAAAGTCGAGGAACGGGCAGGGGCCGAGACCGTGGAGATTACCCACGAGATCTGGGTGCGCCGGCGCGGCGATCTCGTTTCCGGCATGCGCTTTGCGAAGAGTGCCAGGCATTTCACAGTGGAAAGCGTGCGTGATCCCGATGAGAGCGGCCGCTATCTCGCCTGCCGCTGCCGGGAGGAAGGACGATGAAGGCCGCGATCCGCCTGACCAGCGGCGATCTGAAGACGGCGCTGTCTCGGGCGCTTTCGGCGCGCCTTGTCCGGCGGTCGATGGAACTTCGCGAAAGCGGCGAGCCGACGTCCAGGGCTGGCCGCGGTGGCGGGGCGACCGATCAAACGACGGAGGGCGGAAGCCATGGCCAACCCGGTGAATGAACTGCTGAAGGCGATCCATGCACGGCTAATGGCCGATGCGGCGCTTCTTGCCCTGATCGGCGCGGACGGCATTCGCGACCGGCGCATAGCGGGGCTGCCGCTTCCGGCGCTGGTGATCGGTGAGGCGGAGACGCGGGATTTCTCGACCGCGAGCGAGGACGGGGTGGAAATCCTGCTGACGCTGGAGGCTTGGTCGAAGGTGAGCCGACGTGAGGCCGAGGAGATCGCCGGGGCGGTGCGCCGTCTGCTGCATGACGCGACGTTGGGTGTGGCAGGGCATGCGCTGGTGAGCCTTGTCCACCGGGCGAGCGTCAGCCGGCGCGAGCCGAAGACGACGCTGTTCGTGGCGGAAGTGCAGTTCCGGGCGGTGCTGGAACCGCTTGCGTCAGCTGGTTGAGCCGGCGCGCTTTTCGATACGGGACAGGCTGAGGAAGGCCAAGAGCGAGATAACGGCGAGGCCCGCGCAATAGGCGAGCACGGCATTGGGACCGCCGCGATCGATGAGGAACGTGACGATGACGGGCGCGATCGCCATGGCGAGATTGGCCGGCAGCGACAACTGCGCCGAAAGCTGCGCATAGCGGCTGGCGGAGAAGAAGCCGAGCGGCAGGAGCGCCCGCGACAGCGCCGAGATGCCCGATCCGAAGCCGTAAAGCGCGATGAACAGGAAGAGCGGCAGGGTGGCGCCGCCGGACAGCGCGAGCACCGGCATGGCGACGAACATCAGCAGGCAGGCGAGCTTGCCGGAAAACAACGGCGAGGCCTTTTTGCCGGCCAGCGTGTCGACGGCGCGGGCGGCGATGCCGAGCACCGACCGGAGCGAGCCGAGCTGGAGCGCAACGGCGGCGGATGCGCCGGACTGCTGCAGCAGCTCAAGGAGCGACGGGGCGAGGCCGAGGGTGAGCAGACTGAAGGTGATGGTGATGACCGCGATCAGCCGGAAGGCGAGGCGGGACTGGTCTGGTGAAAGCGCAAGTGGTTCGCGATCCGCCGAGGCCTGTCCTTCCGCATTGCCATCGGCCGGCGCGGGCAGGCCGAACAGATGCAGCGGCGCCAGCAGCAGGAGATGCAGGAGGGCGGCACCCATGAGCGTATGCCGCCAGCCATGGAGATCGCCGAAGAAGGTGAGCGCCGGCCAGGCGAAGGTTGCCGAGAGGCCGGTGAAGATCATCAGAAGGCCGATGCTGCGCTTGGCATCGGACCCCTCGCGCTCGACGACGGCGGCATAGCAGGGAACCGACAGGCCGAAGGCGCCGCCGAAACCGATGACCAGCCAGGCGGCGAAATAGCTCGCCGGACCCTGCGCCATTGAAAGCATGAACAGGCCAGCGCTGAAAGCAAGCGAACCGGCGGTGAGAACGCGGGCCGCGCCGTGGCGTTTCAGCAACCGTCCGACCAGCGGACCGGCGAAACCCGATACCAGCATCATCACCGTGAGGCCGGCAAAGGCCATCTCGTTCGACATGCCGAGGTCGGCGGCGATGCGCCGGCCGAATACGCCGGGCATATCGAAGCTCACGCCCCAGCCGGCGATCTGGCTGACGGCGAGCAGGGCGATGAGGCGGATGCGCGAAGACGACATGAAGAGATTCCGGAGGGCCATTTCCTCTACGGCTTTCCCAGGCCGAGGGCAACCGGAACGCCTCCCGACAATTCGACAGAACGAACGGACAAGAGAAGGAAACCGACATGGTTGCACAGAAGGGCAAGGACCTGCTGCTCAAGGTTCTGGATGGCAGCACATACATCACCGTCGCCGGGCTGCGCTCGAAGCGGCTCGCCTTCAATGCCGAGACGGTGGACGTAACCGACGGGGAAAGTGCCGGTCGCTGGCGGGAGCTTCTGGCCGGAGCCGGCGTGCAGCGTGCCTCGCTGTCCGGCGCGGGCCTGTTCAAGGACCAGGCTTCCGATGCTCGGGTGCGAACGGCCTTTTTCGCTGGCGAAATTCTCTCCTGGCAGGTGGTCATTCCCGATTTCGGCACTGTGACCGGTCTCTTCCAGATCACGGCGCTCGAATATGCCGGCGCGCATGACGGCGAGGTGACCTTCGAGCTGGCGCTGGAATCGGCGGGCCAGCTTTCCTTCGGGGCGCTCTGATGCGGGGCGGGAGCGATCTTGCGCCCGCGATCGGCAGGGCAAACCGCAGGCGTGGCGAAGTGGAGGCGGTGATCGACGGCGAGCGCCGCATTCTCTGCCTGACGCTGGGCGCTCTGGCCGAGCTGGAAACGGTGTTTCAGGCGGACAGCCTTGCGGGGCTTGCGGAGCGCTTTTCCAGCGGGCGGCTGAAGGCTGCGGATCTGACGGGCATCATCGCTGCGGGCCTGCGCGGCGGCGGAAACCGTTTAAGCGACGACGACGTGAGCGGCATGGCGGTCGAGGGCGGGGTGGCGGGGGCGGCCTCGGTAGTGCGTGAATTGCTGACTCTGACATTTGCCCCGGAAGGGGCTGGCAAGGTGAGCAACGGGTCCGGCAAGTCCTCCCCGGACCCTTGCCAGGGCCACCGCCCGGACCCTTGAATGCCGCAGGCGGCGGGGCAGGAGCGCGTCCCTTCCCCTGGGGGGCGGTGCTCGACACCGGCCTTTGCCGCCTGCGGCTCGATCCGAAGCTTTTCTGGGAGCTGAGCCTCGTCGAGTTTACCGCGATGACCGGTGCATTTGCGCCGCGGCCTGCGCGGTTCAGGCGGGATGGGCTGGAGATGCTGATGCGGGCTTTTCCGGATTGAAGGAGGCGTTCGTTCGCGAAGGTTTGCCCCTTACCCCGAACTGTTCTTGCCCCTCACCCTGACCTTACCGGGGGCGAGCCGCGTGTCTCGACCCGTCCTTCGGACCCCCGCAAGCGGGGAGAGGGGACGGAGACGGTGCGGCTTGCTGCCTTCTCCCCGTCTGCGGGGAGAAGGTGCCGGCAGGCGGATGAGGGGCCGGAAGAGTCTTTCAGCCCAAGGACTTGGGCTGGCTGGATGCCTGTGACGAGCACAGGCATGACGGTGTGGAACGTATCGAACTCGCCTCCGTCTTGTTCAAGGGAGCGTTCAATCATGAATGACGACGATCTTTCCTTTGCGGTCGAACTGGATGCTTCGGCGGCGCTGAAGGCGCTTGACGATCTCGAAAACCGCTCGGCGAGTTTCGGGCGGGCGCTGACCGGCGCGCTGAAGAGCGCCACCATCGGCGGCAAGGGGCTGGACGATACGCTGAGGACGCTGGGCCTGCGGCTCTCCGATGTGGCGCTGGCCTCCGGGCTGAAGCTGCTCGAAACCATGCTTTCGACCCTGAGTTCGGGGCTGATCTCGTCGCTGACGGCGGGGTTCGGTTCCATCCTGCCCTTCGCCGATGGCGGAGTGCCGGGGCGGGTGACGCCGTTTGCGACGGGCGGCGTGGTTTCCGCGCCGACCTATTTTCCGCTGGGCGGGGACCTCGGCCTGATGGGCGAGGCGGGCTCGGAGGCGATCCTGCCTCTGAAGCGCGGGGCCGATGGTTCGCTCGGGGTCGCAGCGGGAGAAGGCGGAACGACCCAGATCAATTTCAACGTCACGGCGACGGATGCGGCGAGCTTTGCCCGCAGCGAAGGCCAGATCACCGCCATGCTGGCGCGCTCGGTCGGGCGCGGCAGGCGGAATCTGTAAGGAGGCATGCCGATGGTAGACGGCTTTCACGAGGTGCGGTTTCCGCTGCGCCTGTCGCTCAATGTGACGGGCGGGCCGGTGCGGCGCACCGATATCGTCAACCTGTCGAACGGCAGGGAGGCGCGCAACCGCCGCTGGCGCGACAGCCGCCGGGCCTATGACGCGGGGTCCGGGGTGCGCTCGGTGGCGGACCTTTACGAGGTGCTTTCTTTCTTCGAAGCGCGGGGCGGCGGTCTTCACGGCTTTCGCTTCCGCGATCCGGTGGACGGGAAATCCTCTGCGCCCGACCGGGCGGTGACGCCCTTCGATCAGGGGATCGGCGAGGGGGACGGGGAGACCGCGACCTTCCAGCTCGCGAAGATCTATGGCGATGCGGCGGGGGAATGGCGGCGGGTGATCGCCAAGCCGGTGACGGGCACGGTGCGGCTCGCCGTTAATGGCGTCGAGCTGCCGGCATCCGCCTTGACCTGCGATACGACGACCGGTCTCGTGACTGTCGATGAGGATTATATTCCTCAGTCCGGCGCGCTGGTGCAGGCGGGCTTCGAATTCGACGTGCCGGTGCGCTTCGATGCCGAGCGGATTGATCTCAACCTCGAAGCCTTTCGGGCCGGGCGCATTCCCACCATTCCGTTGATCGAGATCCTGCCATGAGAAAGATACCGGCCGCACTGGCCGCCCATATCGCGGGCGGCGTGACGACGCTTTGCCGCGCCTGGCGGGTAACACGCCGAGATGGCACGGTGCTGGGGTTTACCGAGCATGACCATCCGCTGGTGTTTGCCGGCACGACATTCCGGGCGGCGAGCGGCTTTACCGCGAGCGAGGCGCGGGAAACGGGCGGCATGGCGGCGCCGGCGGCGGAGGTGACCGGTGGCTTTTCCAGCGAGGCGATCACCGAGGCCGACCTTGCCGCCGGGCGCTATGACGGCGCGCGGGTGGAGGTCTTCCTCGTCAACTGGCAGGAACCGGAGGCGCAGCACCTGCTGGTGTCCGTGAAGGAAATCGGCGAGGTCTCGCGGGCCGGCGAGGCCTTTACCGCCGAACTCAGGAGTTTCGCCCACCGGCTGTCGCAGGAAAACGGACGGATCTACAACCGCCGCTGCGACGCGAGCCTTGGCGACCGCCGCTGCGGCATCGACATGGCGACGGGCGGGCGGCGGCTTTCCGGGACGGTGGTTGCGGCCGAAAGCCGGGACCGGATCGTGGTCACGTTGTCGGCAAGCGTCGGGGACGGGCATTTCCGGCTGGGCCGGCTGGTGTTCGATACTGGTGCTAACGCCGGCCTCTCCGTTCAGGTGGAGGATAGCGAGGCGGCGACGGGCGGGGTGCGGCTCAGGCTCTGGCTGCCGCTGGAGGGATTGCCGGAGGCGGGGGATGCGGTGACCGTTTCTGTCGGCTGTGACAAGGCATTTTCCACCTGCCGCGACCGGTTTGCCAATGCCGCGAATTTCCGGGGCTTTCCGCATATGCCGGGCAGCGACTTCGCCTATTCCTACGTGAAGGGCGAGAGCCTGCATGACGGGAGCGTGCTTTATGAGTGAGGCTGGTTCCGGTTCGTCATGCCTGGGCTCGTCACAGGCATCCCGCCGGCCCAAGTTGTCGGGCTGAAAGGGTCTTTGGACCCGACGGACGTCGGGTCGCCGGATGCCGGAACAAGCCCGGCATGACGGGGGAAGAGGTCGCGCTTCTCAAAGATCTGGCCTTGCCCTTCATCCCCTGCCGGGAATTTCGCCCCGCAAGTGTCAGTATGAACGCATATGGAACGTGCGGCGTTGCGGCATTCTTAACCCTCCCCGCACCGCCCGCATGTCCTTGATATGAGCTTTCTCTACCGCTTGTGGGGGGAGGCAGGGCCGCAGGACGTAGGCGCATGAGGGGTGACCTGCAATCCTTTCAATTCCGGGAGGGCATGCCATGACTGCCATCGGCACACGCGTTCTGGCAGCGGCCGGGTGTTATGTCGGCACGCCCTACCGGCATCAGGGATCGGCGGCGGGGATCGGCTGCGATTGCCTCGGTCTGGTGCGCGGCGTCTGGCGCGATCTTTACGGCCAAGAGCCGGAGTCGGTGCCGGCCTATGCGCCGGATTGGGCGGAGAGGGCGGGCGAGGAGCGGCTGCTCGATGCGGCGGCGCGGCATTTCCTTCCCGTGCCAAGTCTAGCGGAAGCTGAACCGGGCGACCTGCTGGTCTTCCGGTTTCGTCCGCAATTCGCCGCCAAGCATGCCGGTATTCTCTCCGGCCCCAACCATTTCATTCATGCGTATGAGCAGGCCGCCGTGATCCGCTCGGCGCTGGTGCCGGCGTGGAAAAGGCGGGTTGCCGGCGTCTTTCGTTTTCCCGACATTCTATGAGGTCCTTCTATGGCGACCATTCTTTTCCAGGCGGCGGGTGCGGCACTCGGCTCCGTCTTCGGCCCGCTGGGCGCGGTGATCGGCCGTGCCGCCGGCGCACTTGCCGGCAGCGCCGTCGACCGCATGCTGATCGGCGGCTCTACGGTGACGGGTTCGCGTCTCTCGGCGGCGAGACTGCCGGGGGCTTCGGAGGGAACCGCGATCCCCCGGCTCTACGGCACGGCAAGGCTCGGTGGCACGCTGATCTGGGCGACGCGCTTCGAGGAGGAGGTGACCACCGAGCGCGCCGGCGGCAAGGCGACGGGAACGCGGGTGAAGACCTACAGCTATTTCGCCAATGTCGCCTTCGGGCTCTGCGAAGGGCCGGTGGCGGCGATCCGAAGGGTCTGGGCCGATGGGCAGGAAATCGACCTGACGGGGGTGGAGATGCGTTTCTATCCCGGGTCGGAAAAACAGCTTGTCGATCCGCTGATCGAGGCGAAGCAGGGAGCGGGCAATGCGCCTGCTTATCGCGGTCTCGCCTATGTGGTGTTCGAACGGCTGCCGCTCGATGATTTCGGCAACCGTATTCCGCTCATGCAGTTCGAGGTGATCCGCCCGGTCGGCAGGCTGGAAAGCGATATCCGCGCCGTGACGATCATTCCTGGCGCAACCGAGCACGGCTATGCGGCCAAGGCGATTTCGGAGCGGACGGGGGATGGCGAGGAGCGCATTATCAACCGCAACACGCTGACCGCGCCGACCGACTGGCAGGCCTCCATCGATGAATTGCAGGCTCTTTGCCCGAATCTCGAAAACGTGGCGCTGGTGGTGAGCTGGTTCGGCACCGATCTGAGGGCCGGCGAATGCCGGGTCGTGCCGGGCGTTGAGGTTTCCGCACGCGAGAATGAAAGCCGGGGGTGGCGCGTCTGCGGCATGGCGCGCACGGAGGCACGGCTGGTGAGCCGTCACGATGGCGGTCCGGCCTATGGCGGCACGCCCGACGATATGAGCGTGGTCGAGACGATCCGGGATCTGAAGGCGCGCGGCCTGAAGGTGACGCTCTATCCATTCCTGATGATGGACGTACCGGTTGGCAACGGCTTGCCGGACCCCCATGGCGGCGCGGAACAGGCGCCCTATCCCTGGCGCGGGCGTATCACCTGCCATCCGGCGCCGGGGCGGGCAGGCTCGCCTGACAGGACGGCAGCCGCGCGGAATGCCGTTGCGGCATTTTGCGGTTCGGCTGAGGCTGCCGATTTCACGGTTTCGGGAACTTCCGTTGCCTATGCCGGCGAGGACGAGGGCTATCGGCGGCTGGTGCTGCACTATGCGCTGCTGGCAAAGGCGGCGGGCGGTGTCGACGGCTTCCTGATCGGATCGGAACTGAGAGGGCTGACGACGCTGAGGGACGGGGTGGACGCCTTTCCCTTCGTAGAGGCGCTGGTGGAACTGGCGACAGATGTCAGGGCGATCCTCGGGGGCGGCACGAAGATCACCTATGGCGCGGACTGGAGCGAATATTTCGGTCATCATCCGCAGGATGGAACGGACGACGTCCATTTCCACCTCGATCCGCTATGGGCAAGTCCCGCGATCGATGCGGTCGGCATCGACAACTACATGCCGCTTGCCGACTGGCGTGATGGGGATCTCGAAGCCGGCAATCCCGATGGCTTTGCCACGCCCGACGATGGGTTGGCGATGGCGGCGCAGATTGCCGGCGGCGAAGGATTCGACTGGTATTATGCGAGCGATGCCGACCGGGCCACACGTATTCGCACGCCCATTACCGACGGGCTGGCCGGCAAGCCCTGGGTCTTCCGCTACAAGGATATCGCGGGCTGGTGGGCAAACCGTCACTACGACAGGGTGAACGGCGCTGAGCGGGCAATACCGACGGCATGGACGCCGGGGATGAAGCCGGTGTGGTTCACGGAGCTCGGATGCCCGGCAATCGACAAGGGCGCGAACCAGCCGAATGTCTTCGTCGATCCGAAATCGGCGGAAAGCGCGCTGCCGCATTTTTCGGGAGGGCTCAGGGCCGACAGCCAGCAGCGGCGTTTTCTGGAGGCCCATCTTGGCCTCTGGCGGGGCGTGGGGGTGCCGGACGGCATGGTCGATCCCGACAGGCTGTTCCTCTGGTGCTGGGATGCGCGGCCGCAGCCGGCCTTTCCGCTCGACACCGGGCTCTGGGCCGATGGCGGCAACTGGCGGACCGGCCACTGGCTGAACGGGCGGCTGGGCACGGCGACGCTGGCCGATACGCTTGCCGCGATCCTCGACGATCATGGTTTTCACGATTACGACGTGTCGGAAGTAGCGGGCGATCTCGGCGGTTATGTGCAGGGCGACCTGGCCTCCGCCCGCAGCCTGATCGAGCCGCTGGCCGAGGCCTTCCTGATCGACGTGATCGAGGACGGTGCCGTCCTGCGCTTCCGGTCGCGGGCGGCGGCTGGACTGGCCGCGACCGCAATGCCGGTGCTCGCCGACATCGAAGGTGAGCCGCTGTGGCGGGAAGCGCGCGGGCATGACAGTGACTTTGCCGCCGAAGCGATGCTGACCTTCTACGACCCGGCTGCCGATTACGCCGAGGCGAGCGTTCGCTCGCGCCGGGTGGAGGCGGCGACCACGCGCCAGCTTGCCCGCGATCTGGCGGCCGTCATTCCCGAGGAAACGGCGATCGCGGCAGCGGAAGCCATGCTGCGCGACCACCGCGTCGGGCGTCGGCGGCTGGAGCTTTCACTCGGACCGGGCGAGCTCGAGGTCCGGCCCGGGGATATCCTGAGTTTTCCCGAGGGACCGGCTGGACGCTTTCTTGTCGAGGAAATCGACGATGGCGCGGCACGGCGGCTGACGCTGCGGGAAGTGGCGGCCGCGACCTCGGCGCTACGGGTGACGAGTGCGGACGGGCGTGTTTCCGGCAACCCGGCATCGGCGGGCTTTGCGCCGCTTCTCGCCTTCATGGACCTGCCGCAATACGAGGCGGGGGAAGCGGCAAGTTTCGCGCGGGTTGCAGGCTTCTGCCGGCCATGGCGACGCATCGCGATATCCGCCTCCGCCGAGGCGGAAGGCTATGGGCTGCGCATCATTCTCGAACGCCCGGCGACCATGGGCGTGCTGGCCGCTCCGCTGCTGCCCGGGGTCTCGGGACGCTTCGACATGGCGCGGACGCTGGATGTGACGCTTTCCTTTGGCGGTCTTTCCTCTGCGAGTCGGCTGGCGGTGCTGAACGGTGCGAACCGGCTGGCGGTGCGTTCCGCCAGCGGAGACTGGGAAGTCCTCGCGTTTGCTGGAGCGCAGGAAATTGCTGCGGGGCGCTGGCGACTGACGGCCTTGTTGAGGGGCTTGGCCGGCACGGAGGATGCAATGGCGGCGGGTGCCGCTGAAGGCGCGACCGTGGTGCTGCTGGACGAGGCAGTGAAGCCGGTAAGCCTTGCGGGAGAAGAGGCTGGGCTGGTGCTCAACTATATCGCGGAAGCCGTGGGCGGAGCGGGACCGGCGAGGGGACCGTTCGCCTTTGCCGGTGGCATAAGGGCGGAAACGCCGCTGGCGCCGGTGCACCTGCGGGCCCAGAGAGCGCCGGAGGGCGATATCGTACTCGGCTGGGTGCGTCGCGGTCGTGTCGATGCCGACAACTGGCTCGGCGCGGATATTCCGCTCGACGAGGCGGCGGAAGCCTACAGGATCGAGATTCTGGACGGCGATATGGTGGTTCGTACAGTCGAGGCCGGTGCGCCGCGCTGGGTCTATCCGCAGGCGCTGGAGCTTGCCGATTTCGGGGTGGCGCAGACGTCTCTCAGGTTTCGCGTCAGGCAGATCGGACGGATAGCGGCGGGGATTGCCGCCGAGGCGGTGGTGGCGGTGGGGTGACGTCCATGCAGCCGTCATGCCGGACTTGATCCGGCATCCAGCAGGTGAGCGTCCGCGAGCCGAAAGAAGCATCCATCACCGATGATGGCATCCGTCAATGAGTCTCCAGCACGCAAGGACTTGCGTGCACTGGATGCCGGATCAAGTCCGGCATGACGGAGGTCGGGCAGACCCCTCTCGACGAAGCGGCGGACGTTTCAGGCCCGATAACGAACAACCGAAAACAATCAACCGATCAACAAAAGGAGCATGGCATGAACGACCTGAAACAGTGGTATCAGTCGAAGACGGTTTGGGGCGCGCTGATCGCGATTGCGGCGTCTGCGCTGCGGCTCGCAGGGTTCGAACTGACTGCGGCCGACCAGTTACAGCTTGCCGACATCGCGGTTTCCGCCGCAGGCGCGCTCGGTGGCCTGCTTGCGATCTATGGGCGTCTGAAGGCGACGCGAGGCATCGAAACACGCAAGATGAACCCGATGTAACCAGCATTCATTTGCCATTCAGACGTCATGCGATACATAATCCGGCAACAGTAAAAGTAGTCCGGAAGAATTAGCTATGGCATCATTGATGGTCATCACGGGTCTGGCGGCGGGCCTCGCGGTTCCCTCGTGGCCCTATTTTGCGTCCGATGCCACGACGTCGGCACCTGTGCTCATTCAGTCGCAGGACGACAGCAATCGTGCAAGGACCGATTGCCGCGCAGCCGCGGCAAGAGCTGTCTCCGAGGTCGGAGGGCAGCTGCTCTCGGTGCGCCAGTCCGGCGACCAGTGCATCATCACGGTGCTCGTGCCCGGTAGCGGCAACGAGCGCCCGCGCAAGGTGACGATGCAGGTTTCGGAATAA